ATATCAAGCTATATGTTGATAAATATGGTCGCTGGAAGGACTTGCAATATATTAGCTATAATTTGAAAAACGTTGACCACAAGATTGAAATGAATATTATTGCGCAGAAATTGATTGACGATAAGATTAACTTGGATAATAATAAACCTGTATCTCTGTGTGCTAAGTGGGCACCTAGTGAGAATGATAGGAATGATAGACAAAGACAGTTCGCCAAGAAAGTTGCTTCGGTTATCTATGGGTGCAAAGATACTTATAAGATGTCCAAGTATAGGACGCAATATCTTGTTCCTCTGAGAAAGCAAATAGATATCGTGGAATCTAAGATGTGTGATAATAAATGGGAAGCGATTAAGTATGAAAATATCCCCGGCGTTGCCTCTAATAAATTGAAAAAGGCTTTCATTAAACACGATGAAGAAAGGTATAAAAAATATTTGGGAGATGTTGCGGCCAACGTTAAGAAAATCAACGTTACGGGTATTCTTCCGCACGAATTGGTAGGAGTGTATATTAAGGATTTGGCAAAGTTCAACAAAGGCGAGCTGTGCCAGACTACAGAGATGCAATGGAAAGCAATTGTTGAGAATGTTAGGAAATCTGGCAATTTTGATAACGCGATTTCTATTGTTGATGTATCAGGCTCTATGTTTAATGCTAAAAATGGAAGTATTCCGGCTCAAGTAGCAGTCGCCCTAGGTATTATTACGGCGCTGTGCTGTAAGGGAGATTTTGCTAACAAGATTATTACATTTAGCGAAAATCCTCAGCTTGTAGATTTGATTACCGCGAATGCCGAGAATGCTGCAGAAAAGCCAAAAATTGAAAATGGCGACGCAGGCTACGCGGGCGTATCTAATATTCCATCGCTTCACGAGTGCATTAAGAATATTATGGGGGTTGATTATGGATTCAGTACGGATTTTCTAAGATGTAATGAGGAGATTATTAACTACGCCATTAAATACAAGGTTCCGCGAGATAAAATGCCCAAAAAGCTATTTGTATTTACTGATATGCAGTTTAATAATACTATTACAGGCAATTTTGAGAGAGATTATAGAAACAATAGAAATAATACAAATGCTCTTGATACTGTATATAAAAGCATCGTTAAACTCTATGAAGCTAATAATTACACGGCTCCCAAGTTTATATTCTGGAATCTCAATTCAGATAGCAACGAAGTTTTCCCGGTTAATTGCGATACTGAAGGAACTGCTATTGTATCAGGGTTCTCTGAGCAACTCCTCAAAATCTTTATGAATTACGACGAATTCAAACCAGAGTTTATCGTTAATGAGATTCTAGCACCATATCTTCCAGATATCATTATTAACGACGACTAATCTGCGACTATATTAGGGCGTAGGGATATATGAGTTTTATGATATATGATATATATTATTTATTTTTTCATTTTTATTGCATTATTATAAAAAAAATGATGCGATGGATGGTATTATATTAAATAAATATGAGTCGCGCGAAAGACTTTACAGACAAAGATTATTTTGTGAATATTGCGAGATATTTAGATGGGTATTGCGATCTCAAGAAGCTGAGTGAGATTAACAAATCATCTAATGTCCTTGTTAAAAGAACTACGAATCTCAAGCAAATTGTGTATGATAAGAGAAATAAATATAATTGTGAAATGTTGAAAAACTATATAATTAAAAAATATAGAATTGAACAAGTTAGTAGAAATAGGCTCGCGAAGCTCGCGAAGCTTGAGAATCTGGAAGACTTTGCGAAATATAAAGGGCTAATGAATGCAGATTGCTTGTCTTACTTGGAGGATATTATAACATACTATTTTAATGAAAAACACAAAAGAAATGCCGGATTAAATACTCAAATGACATCATTATATGTATCAAAGATTTTATATAATATAATATTATCTGTAAAAAATAATTATAAATTGAAAAATGAAAAGATTGTATTATGGATATCGCAGCGATGGCTCGGATATCATATTTAATTGGAATAAGCAAGGCCGCCCATACCGGACAATATTCTGAGAACATTATAATTGACCGCGAAGATGTGGATAGTACCGGCAATTCTGGATGATAGAGATAAGACAGCGGTATCAATACGGGACATATTAAGGGTGCCACTTGGCTGGTGTTCTTCGGGTTTTAGGGCGAACGAATAAACGTTGATGCCCTTGTGGTACATATCAGGGGTATTCTCGTGGTGTTGATAGGGTTGGACTAACGAGAAATATTCGCCTTGTCTGGTGGCAAAGCGATCATTCCCGTTGAGCATTATTTTTGCCTGCATTACAGGGTTCTTAGAGACTACATAGTTATTGAAAGTGCTGTCATCATCAACATCATAATCTTTATCAGCAGTTGAAAAGTTATTCCAATATACAGCCTTAGTACTATCTGAATTTTTGATAGCCCACACAAGTTCTTTGCAGGGATGATTGAAGTTCATACGTAAGCTCTTCATAGAATCGGGATTTGAACCAGAAGAAGTTATAGTGTCGGTACCGGTGAATTGTAGCTGTTCTATTAAATATTCGTGAGATAATTGAGCGAATCTTCGGCGTTCATCGGTATCTAAGAATATGTAATCAACCCATAAAGTGGGCTCGTCAAGAGTAAGATTTGGAGAAGATGCATTATATGTATTGTTTTTTACAGCATTAGTAGCTGCATCATTCTCTATGCAATAATTTTTTACATTGACATCGCAAAGATTTGAGACAGATTCGTATTCTATGTTAATTTTAACTTCGTGATATTGAAGGGCGATTAAAGGAAGTGCCAAGCCTACATTACGGCAGAACCAGAACTCTAAGGGAACATATAATTCATATGCATTATTCGCCGGCAATTTAGTACAGCAGTTCTCTACGTTGGCACCAATCATTTTATAGTAGCCCTCGCGCTTGCCATAAGGTAGCGAAAGTTCATTCCAGATGTAAAGCCATTCCGAATAATGTTTATCTATGCGTTGTCCACCAATTTCTAATTCTACGGTTTTCAATAACTTTTGGCCGACATTTGGAACTAAAGCCATATTTACGGTAGCGTGAGTATTTTTTAATTTTCCGTAGAAATACACTCTGTGTATTAAATCACCGTTGCGAGTAATTTGATAGGTGGCGCGAGAGCCTAGTGAATTACTTCCCGAAGCGGTTTGTTGGATAGCTTCAATAGCGAAGTTAGTATGACGACGATAAACTACTTTGAAAAAGGTAATTTGAGGATTACCGGTTAAATAAACATCCTGAGCACCATAAGCTACTAATTGAAGAAGACCACCACCCATTTACGCTATATTCTTTATACTATTAGAGGAGAAAAAAAAAAGGAACTTTATAGCAATTTAACAACATATATAAATAAATATATAATATAATTTAATTGGAATAAGCAAGGCCGCCCATACCAGACAATATACGAAGTACATTATAATTTACGGCATAAACGTGAAGATTCTTTGAAAAAGGAGAAGACGAGGTGTAGCTAGCACCAGTTTGGTCAATCTCTAAATTGAGAACAGCGGTATCAATACGAGACATATTGAGAGTGCCACTTGGCTGGTGCTCTTCCGGTTTTAGGGCGAAGGAATACACGTTGATGCCGGGGTTGGAGGGGATATTTTCGTGATGTTGGTAGGGTTGTATTAAATTGAAATATGAGCCTGGTCTTGCAGAAAAGCGATCATTACCGTTTAATACAAGTTTGGCAGATTTTATGGGATTAGTTGAAGTAATTGCGCTTGTAGGATTATATAATACCGAAGAAGATAGACCGTAGGTATTAACTGCGCTTGAATAATTAACCCAGTTATTATTAATTACGTACTTATCAGTAGCAGTAGAGGTGTGATCGGAAGAGCAGAACCAGACTAACTCTTTGCAAGGGTGATTGAAAGATAATTTAGGTTTAATGGCTGCAGCAGCCGAGGATATACTTTCAGTACCGGTGAATTGTAGCTGTTCTATTAAATATTCGTGGGATAATTGAGCGAATCTTCGGCGTTCATCGGTATCTAAGAATATGTAATCAACCCATAATGAAACAGACGATAGGGGGTTGATTGGATTAGCAGTACCTCTGCAATTCTCATTTGTTTCAAAGAGGATGTTAATTTTAACTTCGTGGTATTGTAGAGCGATTAAAGGAAGGGCTAAACCTACGTTGCGACAGAACCAAAACTCTAAGGGGATATATAGATTAGCACCAGCAGTAGAAGTTCCTATTGTCGCGAGCATATCATTAGCACCTACCATCTTTTTATA